AAAATACAGACCATCAAATTCCCAATGTATGTATCTTTACATTGTTCGTATTACTCGTAAAGTATATATATTCTTTTGAGAGAAATCAATCATGGATGTATGGTTTCATGCAATGGTTTTTAATCACATCACTTATCATTGTGTGCATTATGTCCATCTATTTAGCCATTTATTATCACAAAAAAGAATAAGTTGCATATTATATTAGATAACATTTGCTGCACATGCGTGCTCCGATAGCTCAGTTGGTAGAGCATTCGGCTGTTAACCGAAAGGTCGCGAGTTCGAACCTCTCTTGGAGCGATATTTTATTGAACGTTTGTTGAATGAGATTTCTCTCAAAAGTGTCAAAAAAAGTAATTTTTTATTTTCAATTTGAGAAAAGTAAATATTTTCAATTGTCAAAAGTAATTTTTTATTTTCATTTAAGAGAAAATAAAAAATTACTTTTGACACTTGGAGAGAAAAGAGTATCACCGAACATCGTTACTTGATATCTGTCTGCCTTCGGCCAATGGATATCCGCAGTTGATGTCCGGTGTGCCGGGGTTGTCACTGAATGACATATAGGGGGGGGTCCGCACGCGCGCAGCGCTTATCCATAGTGACTGCATATTATACCGTAAATTGTTGAAGATTTTTATAATTTGAGAGAAAGTAAATATTTTCATTTGGTTGAGATTTCTCTCAAAGTGTCAAAAGTAATTTGAGAAAAATAAAAATGATTGTTAAAGGAATATAAAGCGATACCTTGAACTATTTGAAAATTGTTATGGATGCTTTGTTGGAATATTTATATGTGAAGCGGTTCTCGCTTTCTTGTAATTATTCCAACTTACCGATAGAAAAATCTACATGCCAAGATTGTAATAATTATAATCACATATGCTGTTTGTATCGAAGCACCAATCATGTTGCCAAGGCGAATATTGTGAGTATTGGCATTAATAAAATTCATGGTGATCATTATTTGCAACGTGTTCATGCGGAATGTGATGCGATATTAAAATTAAAAAAGATACGAAGAAAGAAGCCAGTGTGCCTGAATTTGCTGGTAATACGTATATCTTCTACTAAAAAACTACAAACGAGCAAGTGTTGCCAGCACTGCATTCAGTTATTAAAGAAAATGCCACTAAAGAAGGGATATAAAATCAAAAATGTGTATTATTCCATGCAAAATGAAATTGTGAAAACGACCCTTTTGCAATTAGAAAAAGAGGAAGTTCATTGTTCGCGTAGATTAAGAACGTAACGCTATCATGTGTTAAAAAAACATTGGGTATTTTCTAGTTATAAAATAAATGAATATAGAAACAATGGTCACCCATTTAGGTGAAAATATAAATATGGATGTTGTCAAATTTCAAAAGATGATTTTTTTTTACAATGCACTTCATGATGGTTGGACTATCACTCAAAAAAACGACACCTATGTATTTGAAAAAAAACACAAAGGAAAAAAAGAAATTTTTGACGACTCTTATTTATCCAAATTCATGAAAGACAATTTAGACATACGTTCGCTATTACAAGAACATTAACGTATACACAATTATGTGATAGCGTTTGACATAGGCAATATGTCACACACTATATATTTAGGAACACGAGATTTTATACAATGAATTAAGCGTTTTTTAACAATTTTTTTTTCTTTTGCAATATTATAAAAAATGGGAGGAGGTTTAATGCAATTGGTATGTTATGGCGCCCAAGATGTTTATCTTACCGCCAATCCGCAAATTACTTTTTGGAAAGTATCTTACCGAAGATACACTAACTTTGCAATTGAGTCGATTGAGCAGACTTTCAATGGACAGGCTGACTTTGGACGACGTGTGCAGTGTGTCATTTCTCGTAACGGCGATTTGGCTTACCGCACCTATCTTCAGGTAACTCTTCCTGAAATCAACCAGTTGATGGGTCTAGGAAACTATACCACTGGCGAAAACACGGGTGTGTATGCTCGTTGGTTGGACTTCCCTGGCGAACAATTGATTGCCCAGGTAGAAGTTGAAATTGGTGGCCAAAGAATCGACCGCCAATATGGTGACTGGATGCACATCTGGAACCAGCTTACCATGACTGCCGAACAACAGCGTGGATACTTCAAGATGATTGGTAATACTACCCAGCTTACCTTCATCACGGATCCTTCTTTCGCGGATGTTGAATCTCCTTGTGACTCTTTGGCTCCTCGTCAGGTGTGTGCTCCTCGTAACGCACTCCCGGAAACCACCCTCTACGTTCCTCTCCAGTTTTGGTTTTGCACCAACCCTGGTTTGGCTCTTCCCCTCATTGCTCTTCAGTATCACGAAGTGAAAATCAATCTGGACATTCGCCCCATTGATGAGTGCTTGTGGGCGGTGACTACCCTGAACTGCAATTCCAATCCTTATGGTGGCCAATCCTCTCAGTACTCTGTGGGTCGCCCTGTTCCTGCCACGATTGCTTACAACCAGTCGCTGGTCGCCGCATCTCTGTATGTGGATTATGTGTTCTTGGATACCAATGAACGTCGTAAGATGGCACAGAACCCTCACGAGTATTTGATTACTCAGCTGCAATTCACTGGTGATGAATCTGTTGGTTCATCTTCCAATAAAATCAAGTTGAACTTCAATCACCCAGTGAAGGAACTCATCTGGGTTGTCCAGCCTGATCAGAACGTGGATTACTGTTCTTCTTTGACTTGTGATGCCCTCCTTTTCAAGGTCTTGGGCGCGCAGCCATTCAATTATACCGATGCAATTGATGCCCTTCCCAATGCCATCCATGCTTTCGGTGGCCCTGCTTCCATTGCGGCAGACTCCAGTGCATACATTGATGCTCGTGGTCTCTTCAATGATGCCGGTGCTTTGGATTACCAGCCTGCACAGGAATTTGCCGGTTTCACTGGATACTGGCACGGTCCTTCCAACCCTTACAATGAGTCTAACTTGGGTGGTGGAGCTGTTCCTGTCCCATCTGGAACGGATGCTGATATTGCCGCACTCTTGGCTGCTCAGCAATCCAGCAACCACCTCACCAATGCGGGCGTGTCGGATGCCGGTACTTTCGTCTTGACCGAAACCTCTTTGGACTTGCACTGTTGGGGACAGAACCCTGTGGTTACTGCCAAACTCCAATTGAACGGACAGGACCGTTTCTCTGAGCGTGAAGGTTCTTATTTCTCTTGGGTGCAGCCTTACCAGTCCCATACCCGCAATCCGGATGAAGGTATCAACGTGTATTCCTTTGCGCTCCGCCCTGAGGAACACCAGCCTTCTGGAACTTGCAACTTCTCTCGCATTGATAATGCTACTCTCCAATTGGTGTTGTCCAATGCGACCGTGGAAGGAACCAAGACTGCCAAGGTGCGTGTGTATGCTACCAATTACAACGTGTTGAGAATTATGTCTGGAATGGGTGGTTTGGCGTATTCCAACTAAATATCATACATTTTTTACCATTACATTTTTATTACATTTTTACACATGCACACATGCAAAAAATAAAAAATTATAAACTTTCTTTCATTTTATTTCATTTCATTTCATTTTATTTTACAATAATATGAAACAATACAACATTTACATCTGATCAAAAATTGACATATCTAAATACCGCTTAGGACATGATTCCACGAGTAATCCATTGGCATAAATTCCATAATTACCAAGACTATTTTCATTTTCTAACGCAATATGATAAATGGCATGCACTCCCGTCACGTCATAAATGGAACATTTGGAATTAACACAAGAAAGTAACCTATATTTGTCATCTGTTTTATAGACGATGTTTTTAAACAATAACAAATTATCTTTTTCTTCTTTTGAAGGAAAGGAATCTACCAACATGGAATGTCCTCCAGTAACAATTAAATCTTCAATTAACTCTGGATAATCTTTCTGTGAATAACAATATAATTTGTCCTTGTTTCGTTCTCCTGTGTTTATGTGATGTATATGACTTGACCCAATTTTATAGATGGGCACGTTTCCATGTTTAAATGTACTGACTAAATCGCCCTTTTTCAATTCTTCTATAGCACGATATCCCAATGGGGTAAGGATTTTCGTGTGTTCTTTGAAACAAATTGCGTCCACCGTTAAATTGGTAGTTTGCACAGGTGTGCCACCAGTGGATTCATTTTGTAACGTTAATTGTAATCGTCCCGAGGTAGAGGTAGTAATATCACTAAACGTCAAATTGTTTTCCACGAATTCCACCGAAGAAGAAAAGGCCGCATTATTATAATACAATTGATAGAAATTACCCGCCGTAAAACTAGAAGTGTCATAATATATCAACGTAAAGGGAACATTGGTTATGGGTGTCGTTTCTGTATATGCCACTCCCGTAATGGTCCAGTTTGTCGGCGTTGTTGTCAATGCTGTATATCCTGTTTGCCCAGATGACGAATATACTAATGCGTTTGCACCTAAATTTAAGTTGGGTTGCAAAGATTGACTTCCCCAACCATTTAATACATTATTAAACGTGGTTATGTCCATTCCTGAATAAGTAAGCATGGTGCTCACGTTTGTAACGCTAGACATGTTCCAAATGCCGATATTTTGACTAAACGATGATGCATTGAAAAACATGGAGTCCATGTCAGTTACACTTCCAACATTCCATTCACTAATATTCGCATTGAATGCATTTGCCCCAAAAAACATACTGTTCATGTTTGTAACACTTTCAACATTCCAAACACTAATATCGCCATTAAAACTAGTTGCACTATTGAACATACTGGACATATTTGTTACACTTGGGATACTAGATGGTACAGTGGTTAATGCAGTTGCACCATAAAAAGCATAACTTAAATCTGTGATGCCAATTCCACCAAAACTTGTGCATTCGGTCAAATATTGCATTCCAGTAGAACTACTATTATTGAAACCAGTGAATGACCCATTTTTCACAACCACTAATACATCATATGTTCCACTTGCAGAATATTCGTGGGTTAATTCGCTTGTTTCACTGCCATCTCCCCAAATTATTAAATAGGTTGGTGTAGGGCTACCCACTAATCCTAATGAAATAATAGAACTAAAAGGTATGGAATATACTAGGTCCAGGGTGTTTGAAAAATTTGCACCTTGAATTGACCAATTATATGTATTCACTAATACGTCATATCCTGGTAATCCAATACGAGTATAATATAAATTATACGCGCCAAGTGTAATATATGAATGAACCGATTGTGAAGCCCATCCATTTAATATATTATTAAAATTCATAATGGAAATGCCTGAATTGTTTAACATATTATTCATATTAGTAACGTTGGATATATTCCAACTGCTAATATTTTGATTGAAAGAGGAGGCATTATCAAATACACTAATCATATTTCTTACATTGCTTACATTCCATCCACTCAAATCACTATTAAACAGCAATGCATTGGAAAACATATACGATATATCAGTTACACTACTTACATCCCATCCAGTCAAATCACCATTAAATAAAGATGCATTGGAAAACATTTCATTCATTAATGTTACACTACTCACATCCCAATCCTCCATGGAACCGTTAAAACTCGTGGCTCCATTAAACATACTAGACATGATGGTTATGGCTTTGGATAATGGTAAAGAACTTGGAACAGTTGTTAGAGATGTTGCACCATGAAAAGCACTGGATAAACTCATGAGTCCTATTT